TTTTGTTTTTGGATTGGCCATAGTTATACTTCAAATCAACATCAAGAGCATCTAACCACTCTCGCATCTCATCAGTATTCATTGTGTCATCATCTTCGTCCATCGTAATCACAAATCGAACATCGTGATTTCCTGATAGGAAGTCAATGTGCTTCTGTAATACTTGTTTGAATTTTTCTGGACGGTTTCTGGTTGGGAACTTAATCAATAATTTGCTCATAATGTAATCTCCATAGTATATTTAGTTGCGTTTTCCTATATGATATTTGGGAACAAGTTCCCAATTACTCTTTTCCTTGTGAGGAATAATCTTTATTTGACCTACAGATGCGGCGGGTTCACATATCCAATCATCATCGGCAAGTTCTATCAACTCCCATTCCTCAAGTAAACTTATAATTGTATTTCTTCTTGCGATATCATTTTCAGTCATATCCGATGGAAGTCCATCCAGACCAAAAAGTTCCTTGAAGTGTACAATATAATATTTTCCTCGTTTATGAAGGATATGACAAGATTGGTATAATTTGTTATCTTTGCGAGAAGAAACCCCAATTCGTGTTAGGGTTTCTTTCACCTTCAGGAAGTCTTCATCCTGTGCGAGTTTGACTTCTACTAAGTCATCGGCTGTTAATCGTTCTCTTTCCATAATATACTCCGTGTTTATATTTCACTGTTTATATTATGTATACAATAAGATTTCTTGCAACCGCATTATTTACCACTTCCACCGACATTTAGTTCTTCTTTTATGCTATCTATATCTTCTTTAGACAAAATATCTAATACTTCATATGCTTTTGAATTTGAATAACCAAAGTAGTCCTTTACCACCTGCAAATCTTCAGGGTCTTTTTTCTTCATCCACTTGCAAAATCTCTTTCGTTTCCGAATTGAGTGTTGCAAATAATCAAAATGCATTCTCTTGTCGATATTACAAAAGAAGTTCATATTGTTTGCCTGTATGATTGTGTCTGGGAAGTATGAAACCCCCTTATTGATTATAAAGGGGACATACTTCTTGAGAACAAACTCATAATCATCATCTAGTTTGTGCATCGCCACTTTGGTGTGGTTGATTGCATTGAGATAGTCAGTCAGTTTCATTTTCAATTACCGCCAGCAAGGTAGATTCGTGAACGATGATACACCCCTCACATACACCCTTTGCAATTCTATCCCAGAATACAACATCACCTACTTTAACATCAAGGGAAACACCATCACCTACCCCTGCAACAATTGCAATGGCGGGTTTGCTCTTATCTTCTACAGCACTGCCTGTTACGATAATACCTGATGCGGTGGTTTCTTCTTTCTTTTCCTCGTAGATAATTGCTACATTGTCATTTAATGGTTTAATCATTTGAAAGTACACTCCATCATTAATTCTGTGCAACACGCAGTCATATTAATTTCTTGGTCTGCTACAAAGGCAGCCTTGTATTGATATTCTGCAATAATTAGTATAGCAGAGGGAATGCTCTGCGGTTCAATATAATCCGATAAACTATCATATAATTTCTTGAAGATTTGAACTTGGTCATTGTCAAGGTTGTCTACAACCCATTTTCTCATTGACTGAAAATCTTTACCCTTCATTGAAGTCATCAGGTCATTGATTTTTACATTCTCGATGTCAGCAAGAATACCTACGTCAATTGTTCCTGCAACAGAATATCGCTGAAGTTCGTTGATAACACGGCGGAAATCTGGTGAGTAGCGAATGATGAGTTTAGCAATCACCTTCGGTTCAAATGGAATTCCCTCATCTTCAAGAATACCCGAAACCCTTTGCATAAACTGTGCAGACATTGCATTCATATCTTTTTTGCTGAATTGAAAATGAATACAGGTACACCTAGAATGAATTGGTTCGATGATTCTATTCTTAAAGTTACAAGTCAAAATGAATCGGCAGTTATCTGCAAATTCCTCAATAAATCCCCGAAGTGCAGGTTGCATTGACTGTGCATTCGCATAATCAAATTCGTCTAAGATTACCACTTTCTTAGAACCTGTCAATGACACAGTGCTTGCAAAACTACGGATTCTCGTTCTGAGTGTGTCGATGTTACCGTCTTCTGAACAGTTAATCATCATCCAATCCGTGTCTAATTCATTACAAAGTGCTTTCGCAACCGTAGTTTTACCACAACCTGCACTTCCTGATAGGAGTAAGTTTTGAGATTCTCCAGACTCAATCATATCTTGAAATGTTTTCTTAATCCGTTCGGGTAAGATACATTCTTCAATTGACTGTGGTCTATACTTTTCAGTCCAGAGATAAGATTTATTTTCGGTAGTTGTCACTAGCATTATTATCCGTTATAGTTTGAGTCCGGCTCCATTGCAATCCAATATTTCAAATCAATGTTCTTGTTCGTAAACTTCGCAACACTATTTTGACATATTTCAATATCATAATCACCTGTTAGCATCTTTAGATTTTCCATCTTAAAGAAAAACTCAAATGTACTATCTTCAGTGTGTTCACCAATCTCCATCGAATATGTGTTTGAGGATGGGTCTTTGCGGTCTTGCACTGTAAGGACTACCTTATCACCTTCTGATGAAATCTTTAGGTCTGGGAGTTGCAGAATGGAAGATGACTTTTGAATTTCTTTGAAGTCATATTCAAGCAATTCGCAATTCACGACTGCATCGGGCATTTTGATTTCTTTTGTGACTGTAGTTAATAGTTTTGGTTCACAGTAGTAGTACACCACCTCTGCACCATTGCTTCCAGATACAGTAACCGACCGTTCACCAAACTCAAAAGAGGGTGAATCGAAAAGAGATACTGTACCAAGAAATTTGTTCAAATCCCAAATACCAAACGGTGTATCAAAAGATTCCGAAACGGTTGCTTCGGCTAATACATTTTTGTAGTTTGATATTGTGCGGATTCTGTTTCCTTCTTTTACAAGTATGTTTGAATTGATACTTGAAAAGTTTTTGAGCAAGTCAAGTGTTTCACTTGATATGTTCATTTTATTTGTTGTTGCTGTTGTCATAGTAAATTTGTTCTCCAATTGTTGTTAAGGTTCTGAGTGTATAATAACACAAGGGCTTCAGTTGTCAATCATCCCATCCCATATATTCTGTATAATCTTCATATTCGTCTGGGGTACATATATCCATCATATCTTTGATTAATTTCTTTTCAGAGTGTCGTGATTTTCTGTGCTTGGTTTTCCTCGTTCGTGAATTGTCACGATGCAGTTTTTGGGTATTCTCCTCTTTGGATTTTTCTTTGTTCTTCTTCCGTTTCATACTAAATTACGATATCAATCATATCTCCTAATCTGTTTGTTACTAAGTAATTAAATACTTTGGACATATCACCAACCTTTGGTATTCTCCATTCATCGAGTATTCTGTCCTTATGCTCTTGTGGGATTTGTGTCATATCAATCATTGTTTTATTTCTAATCCAATTATCAATATACTTAACACCTTCCATATTAAAATCTATTTTACCTGAAACATAGTGTTCGGTTGCTTCCTGTAAACGCTTCTTCGTCATCACAGTTTGCTTCTTGTCTGGGTCAATAAATGTATCATCATCTGATAAAACATTCGGTATACCATCTGATGAATCACCACGAATCATATGCTCTATAAGAAACGCCTCTGGGTCTTCACATACAATCAAATTTCTCTTGCTTGGACTATATTGCTCAACATTGGGGAATCGTTGTAGTTGCTGAAAGTCTTTATCTGAAGATACAATGAGAATGTTATCTTTATCATATAGATTTTCAACCAGTACAGAAATTACATCATCTGCTTCCAAGCAATCTAAGTACATAGATTTAAATGGAAATATATTTTTAATTTCTTCCCTCACTGTTCCGAAATATTTGTATATTAGTCCCCAATCTATACCATCATCTTTTTGTTGTTTTTTTCTGTTGGCTTTGTATTCTGGAAATATTTCCTTTCTCCAGTAATTACCAGTATCATAGCACAAAACCATTTCACCATACTTGTCTTTAAATTTGTTATAAAATCTATTGATTCCGAGTAAAGTTGCTTTACGAATATCATTCTCTGCAATATTAGCCAACTCGTCCTTCTTGTACATCGAAAAGAGAGTTGCAATCATTGTTTGGTTTGTGTCTAATAGAATCATAATTTATAGTATGACATAAAACTTCAATTTGTCAAGTTTATTTTTTAATGAAAACAAAAACAGGTTCATATTTCATATACTTCCCATTCACACGGCAGAAATTTTTACACAACGGTACACCATTCTCATCTAATCGGTTCTGCCCTGGCATCGACTCCATCGCCATTTTAAGTGTATAGCAATATTCCATACCAAGAGATTCAAGTATTTCTCTGGAATCTTGTTCGAGTGGTAAAAACTTTCCGCCAATCTTTAGGTCTGCAATGTTCCATAACAAATACCTGTTTGGTCGTAAGTATTCAACACAGGTTTCTAATGTTCCTCTGAGGAATCCATCTCTCCACGATTCATATGACGAGCCGTACTTTTTGTAGGACTGTGTAGGGTCTTCGCTATACGCTTCTCGGTTGAAATAAGGTGGTGAAGTAAACACGAGGTCGAGTTTCCCTCTGTACTGTTGGAAGTCTGGGTGTTTTCCGATTTCTTCTGACCCTTCTCTGAAAAGATGGTAAGTGTTCGTTTCGGAAAATATAGGATTTCCACGATAAGTTTTGGTATTGTAGAAATCTGCGAGAGAAGCATATTTGCTGTAACTAACGTCATCGTTAAAATTGTCAGTGTTGGGGTCAGTACCAATATAGTGAATCCTACGGTCATCCCTAACAGCCATAGCACCAAGTATGCGACCGCCCCAGCCAGCAGACGGGTCATAAATGTTAATAACTTCTTGGTCTTTGAGGTCTTCTGTGAATCTCTCATATAAGTATTTAGCAGTCATTGCAGGAAAATTGACTGCTACTTGTATATATCCTATACGAAAAGATGAAAATCCTCTAGGGAACATTTTTTTATCTTTTTTATAAACCCGAATATTATATGCTTTATCATCACCCATATTTTCAACATCGAATGTTGAATGGTTTCGATATACCAACCATCCTTTTTCTTTATAATCTAACACCTGTTGCTTTGTCAACTGAAGAATGTCAGATTGTTCTAGTTGATAATATCCACTATTAACACCCTCTCGTTTTTTTGTTTCTTCAAGTATAAAATCATATCCCTTGAAAATCTTTGGGTTGTTGTGGAATGCTTCCATCCATTCTTCGCCATTGTCTACACTTACCACGGCATATTTGTCACTGTTTCGTATAGCAGACTTTGCGTGTTCATATAAACTATCTCTGCGGAAATGTCGCATACTTCCTTTAACCATCTTTTCAAGATGTCTGTCATCTGCAAACAAATCATAGATGGAATATCCTGTGTCCTTCTCGGTGTAGTTGATTCGTGTCTTCATCATATTATCAAACCATTGGTCTGCTTCACCACCGATTCGGGATTTGTTTATTATGATATCATCATCAACATCAGACAATTCATCAGTGAATGTAAACTCGTGAACAGGAAACTCTGCCATCTTATTAAATTGCTCTATAAGTGCTTGTTCGTTCTTGCCGATTCGTGGTGGATTGCCAAACTTATCCCAAGATTCTTTTACTGTTTTACGCATCTCAATAACCCACTCCCTAAACTCATCGGGAGTCATTGATACTAAGTCTTGGTAATAGCAATTCATTTCGGAATTGATTACATAATCGTTTCGTTCGTAAAATGGTAATAATTCAGTTTTCATTATGTTGCACTTATAATCCTTGAGAAATTATTTTTCTTTTCAAAATGTATATGGTTCTTAAATCTATCCATCAATTGGTCTGCTTTGTGAGTAATCACAAATACATTTGCTCTATCACCGAATGTATTGAGAATCTTCAAAAACTCCTCTGTTCCCACCGCATCTAAACTAGAATCAAATACTTCGTCTAATATGAGCAGATTGCAATTTACACTATTCTTTTGTCTTGCAATTTCACGCCACACCAAAAGTAAAGACAAATCAATTCTCAACCTTTCGCCTTCACTAAAATTATAGTAAGTAAAATCATCACGATATCTACTCTTTATTGTTTCAGAGAAATCTTCGTCTAATGTAAACTGACAAAAGAAATCCATAGAAGCAAGATAGTCATTGATTAGTTTATTCATCACTGGCAAATAGTATCTAATTATTTTTGATTTGATACCACCCTCTTTAATAAGACTCATTGTAGTTTCCATAAGAGTACGGTATTCTACCAATCCCTCTTTCTTCTTGTCTATTTTTTCATATTCCGATTCTATTTCTTCTAGCCGTTCTTTTTCATTATCTAATTC